GAAGTACAAATTGAACACTGGTGGATTCCCATCTGTTTCAATCTTTTTCATGACCTCTGAAGGTCTCTGCTTTAATAAAAATTACTCCACGCAATTCGGCACTAAACAAGTCGCTATGCTCGTTGGTAAATTCACGAACAAATACGTCCAAGCACCAGAGCAAATGCACATTAGCCAATTTATCGAGCTAGTAGACTCCGCCGCCAACTGTGTAGCCGAAGTAGACCTCGAAGTGACTCCCAACGGTGAATGGAACGGACGCCCGCAATTCAAATATAAATTTAAATCTATCAAATCAATCTTAGGTAACTCCAATGGTCAGCCTACGCTTAATGCCGAAGCACCTCAAGTACCTGACTTCACTAAGCCTGACTCGCCATTTTAAAGTGGACGATTCAGCGCACACTGATCCGTTGGAGAGTATCTTCCCCAAGCGGACATTGGTCTTAATCTGCGGATACGCTCGAGCAGGGAAAGACACGCTCGGTGACGGCATACTCGAGTGGTCAGAAAAAAACGCGGAGAAAATTAACTTTGCGGACTCTCTCAAGGATTCTGCCAATGTCTTCCTCGACTGCCTAGACTTGCAAGGGGACTTTCACGATGACCGATTCAAGGATACCAACCGACGCTTCCTTGTGGCCTGCGGAACTTTTGCCCGAGACTTAAAGCCTTCTGTCTTCGCTGAGATAATGGCCCAGACCGTTGCTCAGGGATACGACGATGACGGTATGCCATTAGACACTGTAGTCTGCACTGACTGGCGTTACCTGAACGAGCTGATAGTCTGTCAGAAACTTTTAATCCCTCTCGGCTGGAAGGTACGCACGGTTTATATTTCCACGTCCGGTATTTCAGCTGCGAACCCTGAGGAGGCTAATAGCATTTGCGAGATTCGGGACATCGTACGCTTCGACCAAGAGTACCACTTCGACACCGAACAAAGGCAGTTAATCATGCACGAAGGGCGTATGCTTGCAAAGCAATGGAGTTTATAACCGACAACACTACGGACGAGGAGCGTCCTTTCCTGACTGCTGAGCAATTAGATTATGCGGAGAGACTTGGGATCAGCGCACAACGAGCCTACTGGTTAGCGTCCTGCCCTAAATTTACAGACTATACTATTCCTGCACCTAAAAACAATTTTAATGTCTTCGACCCAGAACGCAGTTATTTATACAAGCAACCTGGTAACACTCACTATTACTTTAGACTTAAACGTACCGACGTATTTATCATGAGAAAACTTTCTAAAGATTTTACTGAGGCAAAGCAAATGCGTGACGCGATTATCTTACAAATGAATTTAACCCTAAAAAAATGAGCAACCCAATACGCTTCGTCGCAGTAGGCGATAACCATGGTGACATGGTCGATGAGGAATCTTTCCTTGCCGTCCAGCAATTCATCAAAGACTACAAGCCCACTGTGCGCGTACACTTGGGAGACTGTTTTGACTTCCGATCACTGCGTCGTGGGGTTGGTAACGATGCTGAATCTGCGGAGAGCCTTAAACAAGACATACAAGGTGGCATCGACTTTCTAAATATGTTTAAGCCCACGGTTTATTTATGGGGCAACCACGAAGCACGCTTAGACCACCTTATCAGCAATTCAGGCTCGGCACTTGTACGCGACTATTGTGAGGACGTAAAGACGGCTATCAATCAAGCTGCGAGGAAAGCCGGTGCAAAAGTAATCTTACCCTATCACGCTAAGAAAGGAATCTATCGCCTAGGGCCTGTGGCTTTCGGTCACGGCTATGCTCACGGCACTAACGCGGTAATCCAGCAAGGCATACACTATGCAGACACTGGTGGTGGTTTTATCTGCGGACACATTCACCGACTTGAACAGGTTAATTTGCAGAAGCACGGAGGCGGTGCAGCTTACTCTGCTGGTTGCCTATGCCGTACTGATGATATGGCTTATAGCTCGATGAGATTAGCGACGAGTCGACACGGTCACGGCTTCGCCTATGGCTACATCGACGGCAACGATTGGAAAGTATGGCTGGCACATCGGGTAGGAAAGAATTGGGTCTGGCAGTCTGATCTGAATATCTGGTCACCGAAGAAATGAATCGCGACATAAACAAACTCGCTAATCGTTTGCACCAGGCACTCGAAGGCATCGCACCTAAAGGTAAAAATAAACTCCCTGCTAAATGGGTTACGCGCCAAAAGATAGCAAACCACTTTCAAGTAAGTAAAGACGCCGTCGACGCGTACGCGAAAAAGCACGGCTTAAAATTCCGCGTTGAGAAAATACAATACGCCTGCACTGGCCTGATTAAAACCAAACTACATTACTTACCGGACTTTGCCGATTGGAAGCCTCTCCGCTACTCGAACTCGATATACTGGAAACGCGACTAAATAATTATCTTGAACGGCAACCCAACTGCCGACACTAACGACTCTCCCTATGAAATCAAAAAAACTCCCGCCTAACGTTGTTGATATGGAAAACCATTTACTTGGTTACCTTATCGCAAAAGAATTATACCTGCCAGATGACTTGCTACCTTCTGATTTCTTTGAACCTAAGAATCAACATATTGCCGTTGGTCTATTTAATTTAAAGAAAGACGAAAAGAAAGTAGATATAGCATTACTCAATACTTATTTATTTAACGACGGCTCTACGGTAGATTATAATTATCTGAGTTACTTAATTGGGATTGAAAATAACAATACTTTGAATGGTGATTGGGTAACATACATTAAGCAGACCTCTAAGCTGCGGAAAATACAGCTAATAGCAGATAATTTAATCAATGCCTGCGCTGATCCGTTATCACAGCCTGATGACGCAATCCTTTACCTTGAGCAGTCGTTAAAGTCACTGGGCGGTACTAAAAATAAATCACTTGAGGAAATGTCATTTGATGGACTGATGAACTTCGATAGACGTAATGACCCTAACTGCGTACTAGGTCGACGATGGCTTTGCAAAGGTGGCTCACTTCTGATCGTTGGGCAGTCCGGTACAGGCAAGTCGTCGCTTATGATGCAAGCTGCAACATCGTGGTCAGTGGGCCGTAACTTCTTTGGTATCACCACTAAGAAACCTTTACGCACCTTAATCATTCAGGCCGAGAACGACACAGGGGACGTTGGAGAATCTTTTCAGGATTGTATTAACGGAAGTAAATTTAACCAGGGAGAGATTGATAATGTTAGAGAGAATTTATTTATCTACCGAGACACCGTATCCTCGGGGCAATCTTTCCTTGCTTTGCTAAAGCAGTTAATCGTCCAGCACCAAGCCGACATCGTATTCGTAGACCCATTGCTTTCCTTTGCTGGTATTGATGTAAGCGACCAACAACAGGTCAGCCAATTCCTGCGCCACGGCCTTTCGCCAATCCTATTGGAGACTGGGGCTATCTTAGTAGCGATGCACCACACCGGGAAACCAAAGTCAGCAAAGGACACGGCAGGCTATACTGTAGCTGATATGGCTTACTCGGGACTTGGATCGTCAGAGTTTACGAACTACTTCCGAGAGGTGGCTTGCCTTGTACGCGAGGTAGGGGCTGAACCTATCTATAAGTTTGGACTGACCAAGCGACGCGGTAGGGCTTATTTATCTGATGAGAACGGTAACTTTACAGGCGAGATTAGCATACGCCATAGCCGAGACGCTGGGGTCATACGGTGGGAGTACGCCAAGGTAGCCACAACACCTATCGTGTTGACTGACCCACAGGATGGCTATTCCAGCACCGCTAAGCCACCTAGGACGGCTCGCAATCTAGGATAGGTAGTCTACCCCTCAACCCTCAATCAAATCGGTTTTGCTATGTTTTATTCAGTCAAAAGTTTAACGCTATTTTTTAGCCTTAATCCGACATACATCCGTCTTACAAGTAAGAGTTGCTCTCTTACAAGTAAGTTATTTCTCACCCTCTCGCCTCGCTACGCGGGCTTCGGGTTCGCTGGTAACTAAAGACAACCGATGAAACCAAAAAAGAAAAAGTTAAATTGGGCTGAGATTAAAGTAAAACGCAGATGGAAAACCCAATGGAAAACTAATCGTGAACATATGGAATATATCAGAAGCACAAGAGCAACTCCAGCTGCTAAGAAAAGACATGATGATAACAACGCTTACCTAATCGAACTAATGAAATCAATACCGGCACAGGTAACACTTAAAAAACTTATGGGATACTTAGATCAGATTCCTTATTGGAATGCAAAGACAGGCAAGGAAAGGAATAGAAAATCTTTATACAATCGAATGATAAGACGAGGCTTAATTAAATACGATGCAGGCTTGAGGAAGTGGATAAACTTAACACTGTTGCAACTTCCTGAGACCGAGTGAATTGTGCCTGAGTGCAACGTAAAACCTGTTATGATGTTACGCCGTCTAACGCTAAAGAGGCTAAGTCTTTTGATGCGTGGTTCTATTCGTTGACCAAGAAAGAGCAGGATAAATTGCGCGATGGTGGTGTACTTCCGTATAAGGAAATGTGGAAACCATCGAGGGTGTTTGAGATAAAGGAAAACCATAATGCCTGGTCATCGGACAATGTACCAGATCACCGCACTGAGATTGATAACTTTGTAACGCGTGAGTGTGTTGGTCAGCTGCTTAAATCTTTTATCGATGCGTTAGCCTTCACGAATAACTATTCCTTCCGCCGGCACGTCGAGCTGGTGAGGTGGGCGTTGGAGTTACCGGGCCGTATGCCGTCTCGTAACTTAGCCGATATGTATGGGCTCAGTCATGAGTGGGTTCAGAAGCGCGCACGCAAGATTAGGGAGGCGGTCAATGTTTCTGATATGTTAATCCTCGAGCCGTACACTGAGGCTGAACGATTGGAAACGAAACGAATAACAAAGAAAACAAAGCAAAAACAGGATAAACCCCGTGGTAAGGAATCTCTTTGACCCCGTACACCTCTGGCGTGGTGCAACCAC